TCAAGGATTATCTCGCCAATTTCGTCACCGCCAACCCGGAGTTTCTGCCGGCGCGCATTTCCGGTGGTTCGGGTGTCACTCCCGGCCACAAGGCGCCGGCGAGTGGGCCGGTGAACGTCGATATTGACCGGATTCGGCCAGGTATGAGCCGGGAAGAGATGGATCGGGTGCGACAGGAGATTGTTCGTCTTGTTTCGCAGCCCAAGGGGATGTAGCAGCCGCCATTCTGGCGGGACGGGCAGCGATGCCTAATTAACAAAACTCAGGAGAGAAAATGCCAGCAATTACATCAGCGAACTTAGCGAACGCGATTGTGAAACTGGTGGCGGCCGATGCTTTGCCCGCCCTAGTGGGGAACCTCGTGATGGGGAACCTGGTCAATCGCGATTACGAACCGATCCTGGCGCAAGCCGGGGACACGGTAAACATACCGATTGCGCCAACTCTGGTCGCCAACAACCTGTTGGAGGGCGGAACGGTGCAGACGCAGAATCCGAACGTCGGAAACGCGCAGATCGTGCTCAACACGCACGCTGAAGCGACGTTCTTGATACCGGATGTCACCAAGGTGCTCGCAGTGCCCGATCTGTTGGAGCTTTACATGCGGCCGGCCGTGGTGGCGATCGCTCAGAAAATCGAGACGGACCTGCTCGGTCTCTACGCTTCGTTCACCGCAAACACTCCGGTGGGCACGGCGGGCACGGCCATCACCGAGGCTGCGATCGATACGGCGGAGACGGCGCTATTCCAGGCCAAGGTGCCGTCCAGCGAGCCGAAGTATCTGGTGGTCGACGCATCTACTTATTCGGCGCTGCGCCAGATCGACCGGTTCAGCGAATTCCAAACCGCGGGCGAGGCGGGGCTGCGCGCCGTGGTGGACGGAACCATCGGAAAGTTGAAAGACTTCTTCGTGTTCCGCTCGCAGTTCATTTCGAAGACGGGCAGCGCCCCCATCACCACTCATAACATGGCATTCGCAAAGGAGGCGATCGGCCTGGTGATTCGCCGGTTACCCCAGCCTTTGCCCGGTACCGGAGCCATCGCTGAATATGCCGAGCTCGGCAACTTCGGCGTGCGCGTGGTGATGAGCTACCAGCCTAATACGCTGGCGCAGCAATTCACCGTGGACGTACTGTATGGCTGCGCAGTGATCCGGAACGCAGCCGGCGTTCAGGTGAACAGCTAGTACATGGTAACCCCTCGCCGGCGCTTGGACCACAGCCCAAGCGTCAGCGTGGGGGCCTTCGGAACATGATCGGCTAGCAGACGTGTGAGGACAAAACTATGGATTTGAGAGCGTACTACCAAAAAATTCGAGATCTGGAGCGAACCTTCAAGGGCACGTTTCCAGTCGTCGTCAGCCAGGAAACGCCTGATGGCGGAACAGCCGGTGTCAAAACCGAGGTTCCCTTGCACATCGCCGCCAGGATGATCGTGGATGGCAAGGCAATTCTGGCCAGCGAAGAAGAGGCCAAGGAATTTCTGGAACAAAAGATTGCAGCCAAGAAGGCGGCGGATCAGCTCCAGGCCTCCTCTCGGATGCAGGTGACGGTTATGTCGGACAGCGATCTTCAAGTACTGAAAGATCTGCAGTCCCCATCCAAGTTGTAAGCGGGATAAACGCATATGCTCTTTACTGACAATCCGGCGATCGCGATCGAAGACCTGGCCGACTACGAAACGGCGGTCCTTGATACCGCCCACATCGAGGGGATCAACCTTACAGTTAAGATTCGTCTCGCCACCAATGAAGTTGGGTTGCAATTGCAGAGTCAGTTTACTCCGCTTGCAACCAATGGCAGCGGTACCAGCCCCCGGCTCACACTGAGCAATATCGTGGTCACGCCTCCGCTGCGGCTCTGGCTCCTGTTTCACACGCTGGAGCTGGTGTATCGGGATGCGTACTTCAGCCAGCTTAACGATCGATACCAGGCAAAGTGGAACGAGTACAAAGACCTTTCCACTTCCGCGGAGGCGCTGCTGTTCCAGATTGGCGTCGGAACAGTGGCCGATCCGATTCCGCAGGCGGTCCACCCGGCGCTAAGTCTGGTTTCGGGAACGCTCGCGCCCGCCAAATATTTCGTCGAAGTCTCCTGGAAGAACGTGACCGGGCAGGAAGGCAGTCCCAGTGAGACGACGGCGCTTGACGTACCGGCCGGCAGTACGCTGCAGGTCCAGGCGCTCAATCCGCCATCGAACGCGGTTTCCTGGAATGTGTATGCCGGTGTCACGCCTGATGCTCTGTTTCTGCAGAACAATGTCCCGCTAACTCCGGGCGCCAGTTGGACTGCTCCAAGCTCGGGGTTGACGGCCACCGGACAGCAGCCGGGAACCGGGCAGCCGCCTACGTTCTTGAGCACGCAGCCGAAAATTCTATTGAGAGGATGAGAAATGGCTAATGCTGGAACGCTTGCTACTGCGAGGTTGCTACACTTCCTCGAAACTCCGGCCGGCTTGAGCGAAAACCTCGGGGCGGTCGCCGAGCTGCAAGGCCTCACGCTGGCTCCAATCGAGGCAAACCAGATGTTCACGCAGAGCGTGGCGCAGAAATTGGTGGAGCGCGCCGTGGATATGAAGTTTCCAACGCTATTGCTGTACTGCGAGAAGATCACCAACGATCTGCGGGAAAAATTTCGGACGTTTTCCGGAAAGGCGCACATGGTCATCGAGGTGCGCATGTCGCGGGACCGGGTCGAGGGCGTGTCGGATCTCCTCCAGACTTATGTTGACGTGGTCACCCGCATTCTGGATCAGAACCGCGGCGACTGGGGCAATGGCATGTTTTACACCGGCGGATATCAAGCCGTTTTCGGCCAAGTGGAGCATGGCGGCCGCAACTTCATCCAGACCGGGAAGATCAGCTTTGAAGTGTTAGTGAGTATCGATTAATCGTGCGGCCTAGGGGGCAAATCAATGTCTTGTTACATCTCATCGAATGCAAATCGATTGTATACGGCGCTAGAGAGCGTCTACGGACAGGTTCCGGTCATTACCGCCGCCAACCGGATCTCGGCGGTGAAACTGGCGGCCAAGCAGGATCTCGAAAAGGCCACGCGGAAGGATAAGACCGGTAGCCGGACGTTCACTGGCTTTCCGGCCAACCTTCGGCCCATTACGAGCTTCGACCTGACCACCTACATGACCAGTTGGGACAATCCTTCCGCCGGTCCGCCCAGCTACGGCCCGCTATTTCAGGCGACCCTGGGAGCAACCCCTCTGTTGTTCACCGGTGGCTCGGCGGCAGCAGGCTCTACGTTCACCTCGCTCGCGTTCAACGCGCCCCATGGCCTGGTTCCGCAGCAGGCGGTGACCCACGGCGGCGAACTCCGTTTCGTCGAGGCGATTGTCGATTCGCTCCATATTCAATTAAACGCCCCGCTCTCGGTAGCGCCGTCGGCGGGAGATTCGATCGGTCCGACCATCACCTACCTCCCGGCGCTGGATATCCCCATTGTGAGTATTTTCGACTACTTGATCCCTGCCACGGCGGTGCAGAGAATTTTGTCGGGCGCGGCCGTGAGCAAGATGCAGATCGACGTCAATGGAGATTTTCACCAGTTTGTGTTCAGCGGACCGGCGCAGGACTTGATCGATAGCGCCAGCTTCGTGAGCGAGCAGGGGCTGATGACCGCATTTCCTTCTGAGCCGGCGCCAGCGCCGTTCAACTACTCGATCATCCCGGGGCACCTCGGCCAGGTTTGGCTAGGCATTGGCCCGGACAGGTTTTTCACGGTGACGGCCGCGTCGGTCTCGATCGACAATGCCGTGAACATGCGTTCGAAAGAGTTCGGCAGCATCTTGCCGCGCTGCTTTTCTGCGGGCGCGCGCACCGTGCTCGCCAACTTCGAGCTTTACGAGCAGGACGACGCGGCGACCAAGGCGCTTTATCAGGCGGCCAGGCAGCAATCGGCGATCGAGGTGATGTTTCAGCTTGGCCAGCAGAGCGGCCAGTTATTCGGAGTTCGCATGCAAAGCGTGATTCCGCAGGTTCCGCAGTTCGACGACAGCGATGGACGGCTGCAGTGGAAGTTTTCGAATGACCGTGCTCAAGGCACGGTAGACGACGAAATTACGGTGGCGTTTGGATAACCAATGAACTACGAAAGCTGGCTGGAAAGAAAATCGAGCACAACGCCCGGTGTGACGTTCGTGTTGGCGAAGATGTCGTTCGGGCGGCGCATTGAGCTCATGCGCCGGCTGCGGGAGATCGCGCAGAAAGTGGAATTCCTCGAGGCGGGAGATGCCCGCGAAAAAATCGAGGCAGCTTTGCTGACTTCCGAAATCGACCGCCTCTATGTGATGTGGGGGCTCAAAGAGGTGCGGGGCCTGGAACTGGACGGGGATCCAGCCACGCCCGAGCTACTGGCGGCCGCCGGGCCGGAAGAACTCTTCCGCGAGGCGGTGGCCACCGTGAAAGCGGAGTGCGGCCTGACGGAAACAGAAAGAAAAAACTGATCGTCGCCTTCCATTTTCAGTATTCGAATCAGGCCGGATGGAAGTGCGGCAGTTGCAGGCAAGCCGGCTTGGAGATGAAGCGCCGCTGCGGTTTTGTCCCGGCGGCTTTGGAAACACCCGGCAAGGTGGTCTGGGCCAGGAGGCGTGTTTCCACTGACCAGTGTCCCACTTCGCTGATTTCGGCGCAGAGTTTGACCTGGATCGAGCAGTTCTATGTGTGGCGCAGGCTGGGG